CTTCTGAATCATAGCTGTCTTTAAGTGCATATGCACCTGCTGACGTTGCTAGTGTTTCAAAATTAACGTGCCCTTGTCTTTCTTCAATGTCGTCTACTTTAAAAGCAAATGCGTTAGCTTTGTCGATAGTTAATTGAATTTCATCATCTGAAAGGTCTTGTGTGTTAACAGAAGAGCCTCTAGTGTATGCTGAGACAGAGATTGTTGGTTCTTTTATTATTCTTACAGTATCTCCGAAGTTTTCAATTTCTCCTGTATAGTCAGTGTTGGTAATATCCTCAACAACTGAAGCTTTACGGAAGAATTTAAGAACTTTTTGACTGTAAATCTCAGGTAAAAAATTACCTGAAGGCAGATTAGTATAACCTGCTGAGCTTGATATAGCCATGTTAGTATCCTTATTAGTTAAAAGTTAATAAACTAACGGATTCTGCCCTCTCTTCTTGCTAAGTCAATTTCTTTTTCGTACTTCTCAAATTCGTGAGGTTTCATCCGTCTTATTTCCTCAGAGGACCATTCCTTTTTACCTTTATTAGGTTCCGATTTTCTTTTAGTTGGAACATAATCGGCTGCAGAACTAGCCTTCTGTTTCGATGTACGTTTAATACCCTTATCGGCTTTATATAAATCTAAAACTCTCGAAGCCCATCTTGCATCCGTGTTATTCTTAAGAACTCCGTCTGCAATGGAGGGTGGTTGATCTTCTAACCAACTAATAAACTCTTCATCTGATTTAATAGTCATAAAGTCTGGATGTGATCTTAAAAGTTCTTGTTCAGCTTTCTGTTTAGTTAGCTGTACTCTTTCCTTCTTAAGTTCTTCAACTTCTGACTGCAGATTCTTAGTCTTATTGTCGGCTTGAGAATAAGCCACACTCTCTATAACGTTATAAACATCTGGGTATTCCTCTTTGAACTTTTCTAGTTCTTCAGGGGTTTTAGGTGGGTTATAATTAGTACCACCATCAGATGCTTGTTTTGCCAAACTTAAAAGTTCTGTTTCTTTTCCTTTAAATTCTTCAATCTTAGCGTCATAGTGTTTCTTTAAATCATCATACCTTTTCTTATAATCATGTGTAGGTTCTGCTGATTCGGTCTTCTCTACAAAACTAGTTTCTGATTTTGCCTGTGGAGTAGCCTCTTTTTGAGTATCCTCTTCTGGGGTGTCCACTTCTGGTTCGTCTTCTAGTTCATTTCTGTAAGCTCCTTGATATGGAGCAGGTTCTAAATCTTGTTCTTCCTTTAGGTTTTCTTCGTTCATCTGTACCTCAATGGGGGCTGTTTGCTGCAGGTAGCCCATATTAGTTATTAAAGTGATAGGGTTGCTTTCGCAAGTAGCTATCGGTTAAGTGTTGGTCTTATCACCAACTGACATAAGACCCCTGTTGTTCATATTTTCTAGAACACTGGAGCCTATATATTTCGTTAAATTTTTTGGTATAATGTATTCACCGTTGTGCACATTTACTGGTACTTTACCACCAGACTTAAGATTGGTACCTGCTTCTTTAGAAGCTCTATTTACCATTCTTTCTATTGTATCTTTGCCGTAAAGATTTACAGCAGGTTGAGAAAGTACATAGTCTCCCTCATTTAAATTCATTGGAACGTCATCTGCCCTTTTAGATGGTGCAGCTTTACCTTTTTTGTTTACTAAACCGTAATTCTTTGCTTGGTTACTATTATACAACACTTTAGAGGTTTTGTCAAGTATTTTTCCGCCTTTTTCAAAACCAGAGGAAGCTGCTTGTATAGCAGGACCAAGTATAGGGTCATTTTTTTTAGTTCTTACTATTTCTGTACCTCTATCAAACATAAATTGATTGTACTTATCATTAATATTAGTTAAATCTAAAACACCGTCTACTGTCATATTTTGTGCTGCCCAATCAAACAATTCTATAACATGGTTTTGCAACCCTTCCATGCTGTTAAGTTTTCTTCGGAATATTTTATTAGTGTCTAGCTCACCTTCAGCCTCATTGTAGGTAGCTCTATTTGTAAACCCTGTTATATCTTTATCTTCTGTTACAGCTAAGAAAAAACCATCTCTATCACCATATGACAGCTCTATATCCCCAATAATTTCTGTAATCCCATAGGTTTGCTTTATGTCTTCAATTATAGGTATTACTAAATCCATAGACTGTGCAGTAAATTTAACATTTTCAGGACTTGCTTTATTACCATCTACATCACCGTGGGAATAGCTTTGTGCAGACATATCACTAAGATTTAATGCAGTGTAACCTGCATAATTTTTAGGGTCAGGATTTCCTATAATCATTTGTGCACCCATAGCTAAAAATCCTAATACAGGATTTACGTGCATTAAATACGAAGTAGCTCCAGATATAGCGGCTTGACCTAAATCACCTGTTCTAGCAAGAGCTACGATTGCTGAAATTGCGGCTCCACCTACTGCTTGTGCACCTGGATTCATAATTGAAATATCAGCAGGCATTACAGCACTAAAACCTAACAGTTCTCCTAAAGGCTCTGCACCTAAAGATGTTACTATGGATTGCCCACCTGCAATAACCGCATCTTCCATTGTTCCACCCATAGCTAGAGTTTGGAGCATAGTAGCAGCACCTGTAGCGTATGTAGTAAAATTTTCAGAAGCTTTACCTTTTAAGGCTGAATTTGCTGCATTTTTATTAGTCTGAAGATCGCCAGATAAATTGTAATCTAAACCTGTTTCTGCTTTAAGATAAGTATTAATTTCAGCATTGGTCGTCATAGCATTTATTTTAGGGGAATGAACTTTAAAGGCAGCATCACCTGCATTATCTGCAAGTATTCTAACCCCTTCTGATTTTATAAATTGACTAGCTCCTGCTGTTACTGCAAGCCCTGCATCTTCAGTTATAAAATAAGTAAAAGCAGTAGCACCAAATTCGTCATATAAATCTCTAAGTTCTATACTTGTATTACTTATTGTTCCTACATGTGCGTCACCCAAAGTTTTATACCACGCTTCAGCATCTTTAGGTGCCATTATAGTTGCTAATGTAGCATCTGATAAGTTTTTTGTATTTAAACCGCTTGAGTTAGCTATTGTAGTATTATCATACCCTAGCTCAGACATGTTAGGTGAATTTAATATGTCTATTTCAGTACCGCCTCCAGATATTAAAGCCTGATTAGTATTAATCATAGCTACACCGTTTGCATCTCGCATTACAGACCCATCGGCATTACGTAAGAAAATATCATTACCTTGACCTGAACCAGTTATAACGTTACCTAAACCATCTCGCATTAACGCACCGTTATCATCTCTTAACATTATATCATTACTATCATCGCCAAAAGTAAAAGTTGTATCTAGCTTTGTTGCTTCTACTTCTCTCATTATTTTTTTTATATTAGCTGATGCTGAAGCAGCCCCACTTAAACTTAACATATCTTTTTCAGTAAGGGTATATCCTGCGTCTGTGTATCTTTTAATACTACTATCTAAAGCAGTATCAAAATCGGTTGTATAAGTTTCGTCTAAACCATACGTACCATCAAACATAGTGTCTAGACTATCTTCGTAAGTATCAAGCCAAGAAAAAGGACCTTCTTTAAGAATGTTGTATATAGCATCTTCGTTTTGAATAACACTAGGATCATAATCTTTGTCAAAGCTTCCTGAAGCCTTCACATCACCTATAGTACCTAGTAAATTTAGGGCGTTTTGCTCACTAAAACTTAAATCATTGTTACCTGGAGGTGGTTTAGGAAAATATCCACCAGATGTATTTGTACTACTAGTATTGGTACTTCCATCACTCCCCCTACCAAAACTAGAACCGCCCATAAATGGATTTGATATTCTAGAGCTTACATAACCTTCAGGCGGTTTAAAAGAACTATTATCTGCAACAGTAGTTTCTACAGACTGTTCATCAGGCATCCTAGCTGCAAAATCTGCTGCAGACTCATTAGGAGCAGGGTTGTATTTATAGAAACCCTCAGAAGTATCTACTTGTTGGGGGTTATCTACAAAACCTGTAGGTTGTACTGTTTCG